TCTTAAACGGGTTAATTTTCAGCAAGGGCTGAGGAGAGAGGGTCGCTTGTCCGGGCAAATGCCCATCGAAAGGAGTATTGCGGATAAGAGTGGCGAAGCACCGATATTCCAGTTCGAATTACCAGCATCATTGTTCACATTCACATACCGACCACACTTCGAACCATTGTTGCAGTTACCGCCCACAATCGGAACACGGGAAGAACACGACCACAGTCCCCTATAGTATTCAATTCTCTATGTTAGGGGGCTAAATCCCCCTAACAACCCCCTTTAAGAGGGATTTTGCAAGAAAGGCGAAGCACCGAAATTCCAGTACGAATGACCAGCAGCATCGGCCACAGCCACATACCGACCACACCCCGAACCATAGCCGCAGAGACCGCCCACAAACGGAACACGGGTTCCGCTGGTGTTCTGGTAGTAGTAATCGCACCAGTAGGTTGCATCGCTGCCGCCAACGCTGGCGGGGAACGACCCGTGTTCATCACTTGTGCTGGTGACAACATAGCCTTCACCGGAAGGATGTCCATCGGAAAGTGCTTCAAACCCAGTCCCGCTAAAGTTATAGCCATCAATTCCGGGGGTGTCCTTTACCTTCCAAACGCCCTCCACAAACAGCATACCTTCCAGCCGTTCCCAGCGTTCAGCGTATGGGTTTTCGATGTGGAAGGTTTTCACAGCGCTATCGGTGCCGGAATATCCGAAGAACTGACCGGCGGTGCTAAGGCTGCCGCAAGTCAGGAAGCTGGAAGCGGAAGAACCGCCAGTGCTGTGTCCTTGACCAAACTTTGCCTGACGGTTGGTACTCTTGCTGATAAGTTCCTGCAAGTCCATAATCAGGTTCCAAGCTTGCCAAGTAACCAGACCCCACTTGCTGCCGCAGTTCACCGCTGCGGTCTTTTCGGCTGATGCATTGGTATTGCTCTGCGGCTTTACCCCTGCGATACTGCGCAGCCTGCCGGAGCCATCCATACTGCCCTTGAACATAGGGTAGTACATAGCATCTGCAATCGAGCCATCTGGACGGGTGAAGGGGTAAGCCTTGTAGGTATCATCGTACTGAATCTCACAGAAGATTTTGTACTCGTACCCGCCATCGGTGTACCGCTTTACCCAAATCAGCGGAAGCTTTGCCATTGCGTTGCCAAGGTAGTCCGCATTCGACACATCGCTTGCGCTGCCATCCAGCTTTTTGCTGTAATCGCTCGGGTTCAGTGCGTAGTCCTCTGTACCGTCAAACTTGACCATACAGGGCTTGTTATCCCGTACAAACCACACATCCTTCCAGTCGCCGTACTCAAACGCACCGCTGGTAAAGTTCATCTTTGCAGGCTGCATACCGATGGCATCGTACAGGTATTCCACACGTGTGTCGGGATTGCTGTCCGACTGGTTAATACGGATGCCGTACCGCTTAGCGCTCTTGCCAAGCCCTGCGGCAATCAAGCCAAGCAGATAGTTCTGTTTGTCCACTCCGGCTTTGTAGGTGCTGTCCAGCACCACAGGGGATGTAATTTCACTCATTCTTATCACCTCATTTTAAGTGTTGTAGGTTACGCAAAGCTTTCCGCCGACTATCGAAATTCCGATTCCAATTTCTCCGGGCTCTCCACGGTCGCCTTTTTCTCCACGGTCGCCTTTTTCGCCTTTGTCGCCCTTGTCACCCTTTTCGCCGTTAAACTCTCCGGCATCCCTGCGCCGGTTCATTTCTGCTACGCTTGCATTCACAGCAGCTACAAGGCTGTCAAAAGTTACTTTTTCGGTTGGTGTGGTGACATAACCGGGTGGCTTTAGTCTAGCTGTAACACCCAAAACAACACCCTGTCTGGTATCATTTTCAAGGCAAAGCCAAATCTGCAAATTCCCGCTAGCCTGAAGGCATTCGTCAGGGATACGGCATTTTCCGTTCAAGACAGCCACACGGGCAACCGTTCCATCAGCCATAACATAGTCAACATATTTTACGGTTCCAGCGCTAATGACTAGATTCTGATTTACATCCCACTGAAACAGCGGCGCTTTTTTCTCTACTTCAACAATCATTCTGTTTCAACTCCTTACAATGCGTTTTGTGCGCCAAGGAAATTCTGTACCTCTTGGCGTTCTTCAAGCTGCGGTTTCAATTCGTCAAAATCCAAATCAAGCACATCACACATGGCTTTCAGGGTTTCTTCATCACCGATGACCGTTGCCGCCTGAAGGATGGTTCCAACATTCAGTTGCTTGGTCTGTGCTTCGGTCAGTTCAATTTGTGCGTTTTCCTGTTCGTTGGTAGGTATGATGTGTTCAAATACGATTTCCACATCACCGGGCTGGTAATCGGTTTTGTTCTGTGCGTTGATTTCGTCCAGAACAACACGAATAATTCCCTTGAGGAACCGCTTCAGGCGTTTTTCAAGCTTTCCAGCCTTCAATTCAAGCAATGTGTAGCGGGAACGGATAACAACATTGGTAACATTGCCATCGCCAACCTGAGAGGAATTGAAGCCCATTCCGAAACGGTAAATGTTCTTTTCATCTTCATCGGCTTTGGTCTTTCGTGCCTGATATGGAACATCAACGGTTTTAACTTCTAGACCACCGCCATCATCAACGCCGACAATTTTCTTTGTTTTAAGGTTCTGCTGCAGTTCGTCAAGGTTATCACCCTGAAATCCAGAAACGATGTGAATAGGTGTGTCAAAGTCTTGCAGATTGTTTGAAAGTCCACACTCCATCAGGTCATAATCATCAATCAGGGCTTTAATAGGTTTCAGCCCGGAAAACTGCTTCTTGCAGTTATCCAGCCGCCAGAACGGGATAAAGCCCAGACCAGAACCGTACAGCTTGCCCTTTGCGTCCTTCCAGATAATATTGGGCTTCGGGTTGATTGGTTCGTTTTCGTCAAGCGTTATCGTTCCATCGTCCACCTGAACATAGTAGTAAACCTCGTTTTCGGTGTGAACTTGAATGCGCTTGATTACCTTCTTTCCCTTGTCGATACGGTCAATGTACCAGTAAATCACATAGGCGCAGCCGTCATCGGTATCTTTCGACCTGACCTCTACAACGCCCATGCTGTCAGCACAAGCGAATGCTAGGCGGTCATCGGAATTTTTGAAAGCGTACAGATATTCAAAGCCCTTTGCATTTGCACCTGTGATAAGTTCCTGAATCTCTGCCCAGAACTCATCATCAAAGTAGGTGTCCAAATGGTCTTGCAGACCGTCAGCCGTGTCCTTTGCCCGGATTGGGTTTTCGTCAAAGGACAGCATATAGGCTGCAAGCTGGTCAACCAGTTCCGTAAAGAACGGGTGACAGATGCGTTCATTTGAGCGGGTCTTATCTTCCACAAGGTTTCCATCGGCGTTGTAGTAGAAAAGCCGATAATTCAAAATATCGTGCGTTCCCTCATAATAGCTTTGACCAACGGCGGCAAGTCGTTTCTTTTCGCTGGTTACATCATCTTCAATGAATCGTTTGATTTCTGCTTCAGAAAGCATTTACTTCACCGCCTTTCATCAAATGTTTTCCAAGAATGCGCCGATACGGAAACCAAGCAACCGCCTGCCATTTGCATTCGGATGCGTTCCGTCAGGAGCCGTGAAGAAACTTGAATAGTTGTACTGATTCCACCCAAGCGAATAGTAATCATCCACCACCGGGAGCCGCAAGCCTTTTGCAGTTTCCATGATGGTGTCAACTGTATCACACAAATGCCCGGTTTTTGTCACAGTGTATGTATCGCCAGTATTCACAAGCTGGTTTTGCGCGTTGAACATGAACCGCATTGTTGGCGTTACAACCACAACCCGGATGTTGGGGTACTTTGTCAGCAGCTTTTCAATGCCGTATTCAATAGCTGCTTTCACTTCCGCATTGGTGCATTCATTGTTTGCCCAGTCGTTTGTACCGTAAGCCAGTACCACATAATCAACTTTGCTAAAATCAATGGTTTTCAGCGTGGCAAGGTTGTCAGTGTACTTGGATTTCAAATCTGCGTTTAATTCCTCTTTAACGGCGGCAATGTTATTATCCTGTCCGGCAAAATTGCCACCGCATACGCTATCCATCAGTTGCTTAAAGTCAAAGTATTTCCACGCCGATTTTGCAACATGATCGGTGTATCGTGTGCCGCCGAATGCAACATTGTACACGGTTGCGCCCGTCTTTGCCCGAATATTTTCTGCAACGCCATCCGCACCGCTGAAATTTCCGAAAACGCTGTCACCGAAGCACACAACGGTTTTGTTACTAATTGCACTTCCAATCTTTCGCCACGGATTATAATTAGCAGACCCAGTTGCCCGGTTATAACTTATATAACGTATGTATTCTTCCGATGCGATATTGCTTTCGGTGTTGTACCGTGTGAAAATCTGCCGCACCAGTGCCGTTGCGGTGCTACTGTTGCCACAAACGAGTACGGACAGAATGCCATTTCCGTTCACAGGGCAGTTATTTTCAGTAGTGCAACCATTCACCCACACCGTTTCTGTCATCTTGATGTAGCTGTTCAAATCAGGGTTGCTTGCCATCATTGCGGCATTGTCAGTTCCCCAAGTAGTCCAGCTATTTGCAGACGAATAGAAAGCACGGCTTATCGTGAAGGCTCCAACCCGCTGTGCGGTGCAAGTATGCCCGTGAATAATCGTCATCCGCTGAGAAATCCACCAGTTTGAACCAGCGCCATCAAACCGTTCAACAGTCATCATCCCATAGGTGGAAGTGGTTTTTCCGACAATTTCACTAGGCACTAACTCACTGCACACGGCAAAGGTTCCGGGGGATTTGTAGTCATCAAGACTTTTTGTGTTGTCAATATAGGAACCACTGTAAGTGTATGCCCAATCACTCCATGTGTTATCGTCCGCATGGTATCGGCGCACGGCAGTTTCTCCCAACTGTGCTGTATTGATGAAGAACTGTTCAACCCATTTCTGAGAACCAGCACTGCTTACCACCTTCACAAAGCAAATACCGTTTCTGTATGTGAACGGTGAACCAGTCAGGTTTTCGCACACATACACGCCATGAGTTTTCAGGCTGTCTAGATTGCCAGTATAAAGCGTTCCGGGATAATTACCCAACGCCTTGTTTTCTGCGGCACGCACGGCATCACCAGCAGCGGAATGTGTATTCCCTGCGGCATCCACCCGGATGTCAACCAATTCGCTGTTGCCTGTGGTGTCATTGTTATGGGCAATGATATTGCTGATACGGCTTGCATACGCCATCAACTGGGACACAAGGTCAGGCGTAGAACTGCCGACATTCACAACGGCGTTAATGTTTGCCGCCTTCCCGAGCTTATAACTCACAACGCCGCTGGTTTTTGTCTTGCCGTCCACCGATGCAATGATGCCAAAGTGCATAACTCCGTGTCGCAACATTGCACCCTTCGGAATTGTGCAATAACCGTCATTGTCAATCACAACGCCATACTGCTTTGCTTCATCTTGCCAGAAAACAGCGGTTTTTGTGTATGAAGTCCAAGTGCTGTCAAAGATAAACAGCACCCGATCTTCATTCACATCCCCGGCGGCAATCTCCGGGGCTTCTGTGATGGTCAAAACCTGATCTGTTACAGTTGCTTTAATCAAAGCCATGTTTGTCACCTCGATAAAAAAAGACAGATATGCTTGCGCCATAGGCGGTCTGCCGCATCGGCACCGCCGCAGGAGAAGCTATTTTACGGGGAAATGTCAAAAACCGCTGGTGCTTTGCATTCTGTCTGTCAAAATATCACTTTTCTAATTCCGCATAAAACGCAGAAAAAACGGGGCGGCTCCCCGCTTCATTCGGTTCACCTTGCACCGCTATCACATCACGCTTTTTCAGTGTCCAGCCCGTTTCCAACAGGTCATTCACCTTTTTGTCAAAATCAGGTGGAACATACGCCACAACGGTTTTAATCATTGATTATCACCACCCACATAGCGGAAACCCTGAATTGCCCGGAAGTGTCCTCCGTATCCTGAGCCTCCACCAATCTTGTTCCCGGTCTTTTCCGCTGATTTCGCTAATGTTCTCATGCTGTTTCCCTTGTTTGAACCATACAGCATTGCAGATGTTTGTTCCCACTTTTGGGAGCGCCTTAAAGCGGCGCACAGTTGCTGGTGGGAAGTGTGAAACAGCATCGGGTATTTATGCCCACAACGCCCATTTCCTTCAAGGTGATACTGCCCAATAGCGTTCAGGAACCGTGTACCAATTCCAGCACCTTGCCATTCTGGCATAACCACAAGACGGGTTGAGCGGTAATACCCATATGTAAACAGCGGACACACCGCCAAATGGCAAACCAGTTCGCCGTCTACCGTACCAATGAAGTATTCAGGGGCAACCGGGCGGGGAAGTTTCAGATAGTAATGGTTTTCAAATGCTGACCAGTAATGACCGTTGACCTTCCAGATATCCAGCTTGATTTCTGGGCGTTGCCGGGGTTCCCCACGCTCAAATGTCTTGCGGTTGGTATCAATTACCCAATCTGGTTGCAACCAATCCAGAATGTCATAGTGTGGGGAAAGAATCACCACCTTACCAGTGGGATTCTCACGCCGCCAAGCCTTTGCAAATGCTTGTGAACCGACTTTTGCAATCTGTCTATCCACAACGCTTGTAAACTCATCAATGACGATTTCAGACGGCTTTTCACAAATCAGCCTTGCCAGACCAGCCCTGAATTGCTCACCGTTAGACAGCACCCTGAACGGGCGCAACCACGATGGAACATCACCAAGCCCAACCGATGCAAGCGCACCCGTTACGCTGTCAAACTTCCCATACGGGGCTATATCGTCCACAATGGGGCGGTCTGGGTTCCAACCATCTGCAAGGTCAACAATCTTGTTTTCCCCAAAAATGATTTTACCGATTGATGTTTTACCACTGCCGGATGCTCCGACAACTGCGCCAATCTGCCAGTCACCAGACAAATCCACGCCGTCAATCTCCAAATCAAAATTGCATCCGTTTTCCGCATTGAACAGGCTTTTTACCCTTGCGGAACGGTAGCTATCAAAATCACTAACCCTGTTGTGTACCTCTATTTTCATACAGATACCACCTTCAGCTTGTGACCTTCTGCGTTCAGTTTCTCATAAACTTCTTGCTGTTCTTGTTCGTCCTTACAAACCACTACAACAGCGAATTGTGGCTTGTAATTAAAGGCTTTTTTGCCATTCCGAAACACCCCTTAATATAGCCATTTGTTTTTCTGAATGTGCTGTTCCAGCGCATAACGCATGGCATCCATCAGATGGTTGTTATCATCTTCAGGCTCATTCAGCTTTTTATTGAATTTATCCGTTTTCCACTGATAGCTTGAAATCTCCGTCAGGAAGTTCACGCACCGTGGATGAATAACAATCTCCAAATCCTGAATCCACTGGATGCCGTTGTTGATGCTGTCCTTGCCCTTCTTTGCGCCCTGAACCCGCATCCCCAAACCTTTCAATTCGTCAATGCTTTTCGGTTCAGCACTATCAGCCGTCCACCGTTCTTTGATGTAGCCCATCCGCTGGATTTCATCCTTGATGGCTTTATTGGATAAACCCTTTTGATAAAGTTCATCCCACACATAAATCCGTCTATGTTCCAGCGATAGGAATCCGCAGAAACCGGCTGTTGGGTCATTGGTATAGCCAAAGTCAAGCCCGAATGCGCTCTTGGCATCGTCAGGCAGTTGGGCAAGTGTGAAATCTTCTTCACGCCAATGCTCATAAACTAGCCCGTCAACCACGCCCCAGCCGCCCAAACCAGCAACGGAATAACGCCGTGGGTTGTTTACCTTCATGCGTTCAAACACCTTCAAATCGGCCTTATCCAGCCATTCATTGCATAGGTAGTTTGTTGTCAGGGCAAGCACTTCACTGTCAGGAACATCAAAAAAACGCCGCTTCAACCAGTGACGCTCATTCCACGGATTGAAAGTCAGCGTTATTTGTTTGAATAGTCCTTCTGGCGTTTCGCCACGGATACTTTCGTCAAGTGTATCAAAATCTTCTTCTTTGCTTATTTCGTATGCTTCTTCTATCCACATCCAACACAGACAACCAACATCAACGGTTATTGATGTAACCTTCAAAGGGTCATCCAATCCACGAAAATATATTTTCTGGTGTGTTGGGATGTATTCAGCTTCAAGAGGACTTTCTTTGAATTTCCAAAGGTGGTCAACATTCAGCCGTGAAACAGCCCATTTCAACTCTGTAAAGCAACTATCTTTCAGCGTTCGCCCTGTCTTTCGGACTACAAGAAGATTGCTACCGGGTAATTTCATCATGTTGTAGATGTACCACAATGCCGTTGTTTTGCTTTTCTTGCTGGCACGGGAGCCTTTGCACACCCGGTATCTGCCCCGGAAGTTCCAGAAGGTTTTGTAGCCCTTTCCCACCAGATCAGGCAACCACATCTTTTCTTTCTTAATCTTCAAATGTGTTTCACCACCGATTCCGGGATGAATCTGCGCTCCACTTTGATTGTTGGAATCTCATTCGCTTGAAATTCAACGATGATTTTCAAGTCCTGCCTGAATTTCTCATCGCCCAGAATACTTTCCGCATTGTCGATTATTGACTGCCCGCAATACTTGATTTGTTGTAGTCTATCAATCTTCAAGGTTATCGTCACCACCGAACACAGGCACGGTCATTTCCAGTTTCACGGTATTGTCAAAAGCACCTTGCATCTTTGCCAGCGTTTCAGCCGCTTTGATGCGGTCTTTCAGGAAAGCTGCTTTGTTCATCAGCTTCGCTTCGCTTGTACCATCGCCGCAGCCCTCAACCACCACAACTTCTTCAGGTGTTTCACCCCGGACAATAGAAGTCAAGATTTCCTGAATTTCACGGGCATCTGCAATCTTGGCGGTTTTCATTTCATCTGCCAGTTCTGCAAGACGGGCTTTGATGTTATCATTTTTTAACAGCCTGCAAGCCATCACGCCAGCAGTCGGGTCATTCTTGACCTTGTAACCAGCGTTTTTATAGGATTCTGTTGCATTGCCAGTCTTGGCATAATGCAAACAAAAGGCTTCTTGCTTTACGCTCAACAATGCAATCACATCCTTTCTGTTTTTTTAACACAAAAAGGCAGCTCGCCGAAGCGAACCGCCTTTTAATCTATTATGCTAGTATAATTATATACCTCTCAAACAGCGAAATCAACGCCGAAAAAGTCAAAAAATATACAATTATTCACACTCACCAGATAAACTTTGAACAAGGTCAAGCCATTCTTCTTTTTCATCCGGCGTAATCCTTGAAACGAATATTGTTTTCTCTTTGAATTTGCCTTTTTTTTCGACAAACTCACGCTTATACACATCAACCATGCCTGAAATTTCGCTTTCACGGAACAGAATGTTTCTTTTCGTCATTTTTGCAATGTTTTCAAGTATTGCAATGCCTTCCGTGTTTTCATCTTCTTTGTAAAGATCAAACAATTCACTATTGAAAAACCAAACGCAGTCCTTCATTTTCTTGTCAGCTTTTTTAAGCATTTTATTTCTTTTGTAGTCGGCTTTCTTTTCCGTAATCGGCTTTTTGGCTGCTTTTTTTATTTTCTCCGTTGCAAACTCATAGTTTATGTACTGAAGAATTTCAACAAAGCTTTCAAAGAAATCTTTCATCGCACCCACTATAATTTCGTGCCGCAAACTATCTGCGCCTTTTTCATCAATGTATTGCATTTTTCATTTCCTCTTTATCAATCAGGCATTGAAGGTTTTTCAATGCACGCCCGTGAACGGTTGTAACCCATGAATAGGATTTATCCAAATCCTTTGCAACCGCATTGAAGTCCATATCCTGAACATAAACACGATGCAGAATGTCATACTCGGTAACTTCAAGCTGCTCAATGGTGCTTATCACTTCCCGCTTTGTATTTACAAGGCGGTCAATGTCCGCATTGATTTCCGCTTCAAGGTCAACAACGCGGTCTACTGCGTCGGCCATTCTTTGGTGTGTGCCGGAAGATTGCACCCGTTCACCGAAGCCGCAGCCGCTTGTGCTTGTGGCCATATCACGCCACCGCTGTTGCTCTTTCAGCTTGTTTTTGATAATGCGGTCAATCTTTTGGATTTGCCGCAAATAGTCTTTCGCTTTCACTTCGCATCACCTTCCTTGTAATCGTTGCACGGCTGCGGGTTTACGCAGTTTTGGTCTGCGATACAGCGCAACACGCACACGCCGGTTATAATCTGCCGCCCCAAAACAACCTTTTTCCGCAATGCTGCGTAAAACTGGCAAAACTCACAGCTATACATTGCCATAATGGTATTTCTCCAATTCGTCAGCCGCTTCAAGTGCAATTCGGTCTACATCGCACGATACCCAATAGGCTACACCGTCAATCACAGTGTCTGCCGGAATCCTTGCCGCTAACTTCGGGTAGTTGCTAAGACGCTCTTTTGAATTGTATTGGCAATTAACGCAATCATGTTCGCAAACCGCTACACTACACCGCAACGCTTCTACAATGTTATTCGCCATCTTCTTGCACCTCGTCCATCTTTGCGCCGCACTTCGGGCAGTATTTGTAAACCGCTTTATGCACATGGGCATTACCGGTGATGTCAATTCCGTTTGCCCTTGTCATGTTCCAGCAACAATAACAGTAAGCATACTGTGGCATTACATCATCTTGCACCCAATGTGCGTGTGATACTGTTTCCGTTCTCCTATTCCAAGTGTTCATGCAGTCAATTTCACGCACGGTTTTATTCGTCTGTGGGCGAACCTTGCACAAATCGTTGCTGCACCCGACATAATACAGCCCGAATGCGGTTCTGGAAACAAGCACAGTTTTGCTTTCGCCGCAGAACGGGCACGGTTTCAATTCAGCCATAGCAGTCACCCCCATACATTTTTAAGCCGCTTTGTTACCTCGTCAGACTTAGCAACAAGGTACTCTGCATACTCGGCTGCGTTCATGTCCATAGCTTCCGCACCCCGCAGAACTGTCTTTACCTCGTCCATAATGCGGACAACCTTTGCGGTCTGTTCCGGCGTTAGTTCCGCTTCTGCGGATATGTTATAAACAACCGTACCCCAGATGTGGTCAAGCGCAGATTGATAAGTGCGCCATCCTTCCAGCCGTGACTTGCGCATGATTTGCAAAATGTTTTTGTTCATTTTTCATACACCCGTTGACCCGAACCCGTTATCGCCACGGGTGCCGCCGCTGATTTCGTCCACGATTTCAACCGAAACATACATAACCGGCATAACAACCAACTGGCTGATTTTATCGCCCTTGCTAAAACAGTGCGGATTCATGCTGTGATTGTACAGCTTCACGGCAATGCTGCCGGTGTAGCCTTCATCAATCAGCCCCGTGCTGGTGATGCCGTGATTTGTATTAAGCCCGGATTTGCTCACAAGCACGCCGCAAGTGTTGTGCGGTAGCTGGATGTGTACGCCGGTATCAATCACAATGCTGCTACCCGCCAGCAATTCAAATTCAACGGGTGTGCGCAGGTCAAGCCCTGCGTCCGTTTCATGCGCTCTTTCGGGCGCAAAAGCACCCTTTTCCAGTTTGATTTTCATTTTTACTCCTTTACTTGCAATCATATTCGTGCATTTTTTCTGCCGTTTCGTCAGATCGTCCGGCAACAAACATCACCGACATAACAATTACCGTTACACCACCAGCGATAAAACCAACGATAAAATAACCCATGTTTTCACCCCTTTACAGCCCCAGCCGCTTTTTAACATCGGTAGCCGTTTCCCGCAATTCCTTTTTTCGTCTGCTTTCTCCGCTGACTTCCAGCGGCAAACAGCATTGCATTAACCGGTCATAAATTCGGGCGAATTCAATGTTTTGCGGATGCTTCAATGCTTCGCCCGTCAGGTTCGTTGTAATTATCATTGGCAAGCCGGAACGATACCGACTGTCAATGATATTAAAAACAATCTCTTGCATGAATTCGCTTTTGCGCTCTGCGCCCAAATCGTCAATAATTAAAAGCTGGTATCGGTTCAGGTCGGCAATATACTGGTTTTTCCCTTCAAACATTCCTTGAATGTCATTTGTCAGGGCGGCAAAGTTTGTCATTTTTGCGCTGAACCCGTTTTCAATCAAGCGGTTGGCGATGCAAGCTGCATAGTAGCTTTTACCAGTTCCAACTGTGCCGAACAGCAGCAGCCCTTTGCCATCCTTCAAAAAATCTGGGAATTGTGCTGCATATCGCTGCATAGCATCGGATAACTTTGCACTGCTTCGGTCATCGTTTTCAAATGTCCACGCCGTCATGGTAGGAAGTTGGAAACAAAGCCGCTTTTTCCGTTCCACTTCCGCAAGCCGCAATTCCTCGGCTTCTCTTTCACGCTGCGCCTTAATACATCGGCAAACACACGGCACAATTCGCTCTTTGCCGAATATGGTAATACGGCACTGGGTAGCTTCATTACACTCCGAACAGTGCTTTAATCCGTCTGTGGCGGTGTATTCCGCTTCCGGGTGCTGTACTGTTTTTGCAATGGAATCAATAGCGGCATCATAGCCCATTTTTTACACCTCACTTTCTTTTAGAAAATACCGTTCAGATTTACATCATCATCTGGGTCAAGCAGCCCTTCTGCGGTTTTCTGTTGGCGCTGGTTCAAGTACCATTCAAACTTTGTTCCGAACAGCGTTTCAGGGCGTAAATACTGCGCCATTTTTTGGTCTTTGCCCCATTCCGCATTTTTCTTGTTTATGACGGTTTTGAAATCTTCCAGCGTGAAGCCTTCGTTCAATCTGGCTTTTATAAGCGTCTGCGTTTTTTTGCTGGTAGGCTTGTACTTCGTTCCGCAAACATTGTTGAGGTGGGCAACCACGGCATTATATATATCTGTTTTATTATCTGGTATATTATATGGTTTATTATCTGGTATAGGTTTGCCCTTTTGGCACATTGCATTTGCCCTTTCGGCATCTTCCATTTGCCCTTTTGGCACATTGCATTTGCCGTTTAGGCAAATGGATTTGCCCTTTGGCGTGAGGGCATACCAGATTGTTCTGTCGTACTGTTTTTGATTGTAGTTTCCAGTTACTACAAGCCCATTCTCTACCAGCTTGTCGATTGCGTTCCGTACTTGCTTTTCTCCAAGATACGGGAACAGCACCGTCATTGCCTTTCGGCTGTTGTAAGTCCAGTACATACCATCATAGAAATTAGTGCCGTTTGCTTCATTTTTGGCAATCCAAAACGCAAGATGGTTTAGAAGTATCGCAGCATTAACGCCGTATTCGGTTGCTACCTCAACATTGAAATGGTGTTCAGCCATCGGAACCACCATACCATCCGCAATCGCAGTCGCAGTCATCGCACCTGTTGACGAAACTATCAATCATGCCCTGCTCGTCCTCGGATGGGATGCTATAAATTTCGGTTGCATACATTTCACCGCCGCCACGATTAACGATTTCTATAATCGTGCTGTATGCAACACCGGCGCTATTTTTTGTGTGGACAAGATATCCAACACTTATGCCATCCCTTGATACCAGCTTTCCGAAAATCTTTGCTTTCTCGCCGTGATGCTCATAATACTCACGGATTAGATTTCTAACCTCTCGGCTAATCGTCATAGTCATTAAATCACCTTCTCGCTTTCGTCAATCATCCATCCCCCAAAGCATTGCCTTTACTTCATCGTAGGTTTCGCAAACCGGAACATGAATCCACTTGTCACAGCGAACACACGATATTTTGCAAACGCCGTCAACATCTCCAACCCCAACGATATAGTCGGCATTTTGCAAATACTTCTTGCCGGTTGCTTTTGAAGTCAGCTCTAAAAACAAATTCGCTCACCCCTTGCATACGCCCGATATACCTTTTCACGCTCTGCACGGTAGAATGATACCGCCTTAGTGCTGCGCAGTTCTGGGTGCTTGGCCTGCACCTTCTGGCGGGTGCGGCGCACCGTTTCATACTTCGGCAGTGCGAAATCTTCACGCCGGAGCAATGCCCACGAAAGCGGGAATGTTCCGGGGTCAAGGTGCTGTTCTTCCAAAATCACGCTGCACACGATGTAATACAATTCGTCATCGCTGTTCCGTGCTTCACGGCTTTGTGTGAGAATTTCCTTTACAAGCCCGGTCATTTTTTGAAGGTCATCCATAGTTTCACGCCCTTTCATGTTTCTTTGATTTTGACGCGGTGGTGCCAAAGCATCATTTTCCGCTTCAAAATGTACTCTTTTGTTTTGAACCCCTTGCAGTCCTCTACAACTATTTTCCCGTCTTGGCAATATACAAAGTCTGCCATATAGGAAACTTCCCTTTCAAGCAGCTTTCCGGGCTTTCTCAGCCCTTTTTTAGCACCAGACTTATATACTTCTGTGCTTTCCGCATATTGCGCCGGAATAAGCACATATTTCACTTGCCGTTGAAGGTGTTGAATTTCCCCCGCTCTTTCGAGCATGGTCAATTCTTTGTACCGGCGGTATTCTTTCAGGCTGTCAAAGGTCATGCCGTCACGGGTGATTTTTCGGTTTCTGTACTTTGCTTTTGCCAATGTTCACACCGCTTTTCTTCTGCTCTTTCTGCTGGTGTTCCCGCTGTATTCTATCCCAGCGGATTTCTGCCCAGCGTTTGTTTTTTCCGTTCATGCGTTCACCTCAAACAAACTTGTTTGCGCTTTATGGTTTTCAAAATTCAGCATTTCGGTTTTGGCTCTGTTGTAGAAATTGCGGTCTATTTCGAACCCGAATGCGGAACGCCCCAAATTATGCGCTGCACGGAGCGTTGAACCGCTGCCGCAGCATGGATCAATCACCACATCGCCGGGGTCGGTAAAGGTTTCAATCAAGCGTTCAAGCGTTTTTATCGGCTTCTGTGCAGGGTGGATTTTCGGAATGTCCTTGCCGTCTTTTCCCCATTCGAACCAGTTAAAAACCATGTGTCCAGTTCCACGGATGTTCTTGCCGTTTTCGTCAATCCGCAATCCGTTTCGGAACTTTGGCAGCTTGTTTCGGTACATAACAAGTGCGTATTCAGTAGCACCGACAACACGCATATTCGCTTTAAGCACTTGCGGCGAAAAGTTTTTGATGAATACCAGCGGTATGTAGTGTACAAAGCCGTGTTTCTTTCCAGCATCAATCAAAGTCGGCATCTGCTCAAAAGAGCAGAAAACAATCATGCAAGGGCTGTTGCTGCTTCTTCCACGGGGAACGGGTCGGCTATCGTCCTTTTTCAGCATCTTGCTGCAAAAGTGGAAATACTCATACAGATTGAAATTGAAATCGGAATTGAAAGCTGCTTTTTTCGCAAGTTTGCTTTCGCCGTTTTTGTTATCGCCGCCGTTGTACCACACCGGATTGCTGCCGTAAAAGTTAGTGCCTACATTGTATGGAACATCTGCAATGATTAACTGTGCGGGTGGGATTGCATAGCCCTTGTAGTTCTGCATACTGTCACGGTAAATTTCACATTTCAAAGCCATTTTTTGTTTCTCCTATTTTTTATATTTAGAATGGCAAATCGTCCGTTTCGTTCAGCATGGCGAAATCGTCACCAGAACCACCCGCCATGCTCGGCGGTGCGTTGCGCTGGGTAGGTGCAGGGTGTTCAAATTCTTTTGTTTGCTGTTCAAAGCTTGGTGCGCTGTTTTCCTTCTTGCCGCCGCAGAAATTCACGCCGCTTGCCACAATTTCAATGGCGGTGCGGTTGTTGCCGTTCTTGTCCTGATACTGGCGGCTTTGCAGTTGCCCATCAATGGCAATCAAGCCGCCCTTCTGGAAATACTTGCAGACAAAATCAGCAGTGCCACGCCACGCAACTACTTCAAAGAAATCTGCTTGCCGCTGGCCGTTTGCATCTGCACGGTTACGGTCAACCGCAATGCGGAAACTGCACACACTTACGCCGGATTGTGTGGTTTTCAACTCAGGCTCGGCTGTAAGCCGCCCCATAATTGCTACAACATTCAAAGCCATTATTCTTCACCCCCGAAAAGTGCGGCGGCTGCACCGCTGTGCTGTGTGTGCTGTTCGGTCTGTTCAACGGGCTGCGCTTCGGCTTCCGGCTGTGCAATTACTTCCGCAACAATAGGCTCGTCATACCCGGCTTCTTCTGCGGCAAGCATACCAGTAAAGGAATTTGGGAACGCTTCACGCAACGCCTGAACCTGTGCAACCTTGCGAATCATCGTTGCGGGTTTCTTTGCCCATTGGCCGTTCAAGCCGCCGTCCTTCTTTCGCCCTGCGTATTCCTCAAAAGATACTTCAATTCGGGTGCTGTGCTTTTGGTCTTTGCGGAAAACCTCTGCCCACCCGCCAATGATTTTTTCATCCGGCATAAAGAAAGTACCTTTGCGGTATTCAACCGTTGCGCTGTCCTCATGGTAGGTAATAACGCCGCTTTCCATGCCGTCAAACTGCGGGTGTTCGTCCGCACGCTTCAAAAATGCCGCCTTGCCCGTGACCATCGTTGCGGGTTCGTTGCCGTACTTGATGCAATATGCTTCCTTCAACCAAGGGTTCAGCCCTGCAAACTTGCAAAGGTTCATAAACATTACGATTTCCTGCGTGGTTACGGTTTCCTTGTTTCCGCTTACCATGTAATCACGGACAATCGCAGGGGTCAGCTTTACTTCCTGACCGCCAAGCATATAAATCATTTCTTGCGGTTTCTTTGCGCCGTTTGCGGGTGCAATTCTGTTGTTCACTGCCATAATGTTTTACCTATCCTTTCAAATTGCCTTGTATTTAATTCCGTTGGAGCGCAACCACGCACCAAGGGCTTTGCCTTCTTCGGTAGAAATGAACGCCTGAAATCCTACCCATTCACGGGCAACGGTCGGCTCAATGGTAGTTGCGTTTTCCGCAATAACCTCAAGTGCCGTTGCCGTTTCCGCTGGAACAGTGCCGCTAACATCAACCCATTCAGATTGTGCTTTGCGCCGTGCTTCTTGTTCCGCTTTCATCCTTGCCACTTCTGCGGCTCTCTGTGCGGCTCTAATGGCGGCATTAAGGTCATGGCTATACTTGTACTCGGTCAACGCTTCTGCGCTAAATTGGGGCATTTCTGCCAGTGTGGCGAGGTCTGTATCAATGCGCTGCTTTTCGGCGTTCATGGCTTCGGTGATGGCTTTCATGCCTACAGACTTATTCAACCAGCGTTTATCAAAGATGTGTTCCAAAGAAACAAAGTCGGGGAACTCCAAAGCGGCAAACGCTTTCTTGATTTCTTCCAGCTTTTCATTCTGCTGTGCTTCTTCTGCCGCTTTTACTTGCTTATCAATTAGCAGTACGGGCTTATCAATCAGCTTGATAAGTTCGTCAATTTTCGCTTTGTAAGCGTCAAACGACTTCATGTATTCTTTCTGTTGGCGAATGCGCTCGTCATTCAGAGCCTTTTTCAAGGCGTTAAGGCTTGCCCGGTCTGCCTTTGCTGCGCTGATCTGGTCATCGGTGTAAACCATACTGGAATACACTTTCAGCTTTTCTTCCAGTTCCGCTTTGATTTCCTCATAGTTAAATAGGATTTCAGCCGGGGTCTGGAACGGTTGCATTTTTAACTCCATTTTGTTTTCTCCTTTTTTGAATTTCTCCTATTGTTTGCTTGCTCTTTCATTGTTGCCCATCTGCAATTTTCCGGGCAGTAATTACCGTTTACATCTATGCGGTCAATGGTGTATTCACCTCGTTTTGCATTTGGATTGTATCCATTTTCAATCGACCATCTTTCAAACGCTTCAAAGCTTAAAGCCCACTCGTCACAAACAGATATCCCACGACCACCGTACTCTTTATAATTGTGATTGTTTTTGTTTTTGCATCTTTGTTTCATGCAATTCCACACATTGTACAGCCGTGACCCAGACTTACCATGCGTTAGGTGCATTTCGACATTTATGCACCCACACGACTTTTGTTTTGCTTGTCTAAGGCAATGCGACTGAATAATGACTTCTTTCCCACAATCGCATCTGCAAAGCCACCTTGCGTGTGTTCTCGGTTTGTTCGGCTCTCTTTTTATGACAAGAAGTTTGCCAAATCGTTCACCAGTTAAATCAATAGCTTCTTTACTCATTCGTATCACCTTCATAGTGCTGGGAGTACAAGAGGGGGCTGTTTTTTCGCTTTTACATATTCCCAAAATTCGGAACACTTTTGCATTAAATAATCAATGTCATCTTCTGCATCCTCACGATTGATGGTGTAGTGCCGTGTTTGTAGGTACGGAGTTCCGTTGATTACGCTTTTCAGTTGCCCCTTCAAAATAACAAATTCAAATTCAGTAACAGCTAAATACCAAATACACTGTATGTAATAATTGTCTGGTATTCGGTCACGCCATTTCTCTTTTTGCTGGCTTTTCAGAATTTCCGTGGTTTTGATTTCAAGGATGCCTTTTCGCCCGGTTTCCTTTTCGGTCAACCAACCATCGAGTGACGCATGTGCCCACGGGAAACGGTCATTTAGCCACAGATTGTTTTCCACATAATCAACACGGTACTGTGGATAATCAAGCGCAAATAACGCCCTTAAATGCGGCTCTGCATCGTTGCCGTATTTCACAAAAGGCTTTTCGCCTATATCTTCCGGCACAAGCAGCCCGGTCTTTTCTCGGTACAAATCAACATTGGATTTGTACGGGTTTCTGCCAATCACTGCGGAAGCATCCGAACCACCAATAAAACCAGTGCGGTATTTAAGCCACGCTTCACGGCTGGGTAACTGTATCATTCTGGCTTTCGGAAGTTCACCCATTTTCTGCACCATCTTTCCGTTTACGGATTTCTGCCGCAACCCTAGCACGGGCGGCGGTAAGCTGTGCGTTTGCCACTTCAAAATAATCGGGTTCGGCATTATTGAAATAGCTTTCTGCAATTCGCAGTTCAAGCATTGCTTCATACATTGCGGCGCACCTCTGCATAGACGATATTACGGATAAACGGAAGTGTCAGCGCAATGCCGAACACGGAAAGAACGAACACCCAGCCGGGCACGGGTTCTTTCAGCAGCATGGCGTAGTTATCGGAAACGCCAGCAGCCCAGAAATTCATAAAGATACCGGAGGCGGCCATCTTGCCGGAATGCTTTTTCAAAAACTTCATTGCTCATTACTCCTTTTTGATTTCCTTCACAGCCCCGGTGTAGCGGTTCACAATTACAAGGCGTTCAGGTGTGTCACTGCGAACCAACCAATCACCCGCATAAAAGCTGTTCTTTTCAATCAGCTTGCGCTGCGCTACCGTGGGCTTTTTTCCGCTCATTCTCATATCTGATAGTCACCTCCACGCCGTATTTGTCGGATAAGATTTCGGATAAGATTTTCCCGATGTTTTCAATCGTGCTTGACACTGTTCACTCTCCTTTCTATGGTAGCTGTTTCAGCTACTCAGCAAGCAAAAAAAACGGCTTCCTTCTCTTTCAGGCTGGTAATTCCAAGTTCCTTACACAGCGTATCAACCTGAGTTGTAGTGAAGTCAAACTTGTTTTTGATTCTTGCAGAAAAACCGCCATACGAAAGACCGATTTTTTTTGCAAGATATCCCTTTTTCTTGCCGCTTTCCTTGATTTTTGCTTCAAGCAATTCAGTGTTTGTCATTTTTTTCACCTCCTTTCAGAGTAGCCGTATCGGCTACCGACAATTACCATTATATCCACAGTGCAAAAAAAGTCAATAGGTTTTTTTATTTTTTTGAATCGAAAATGTAGATTTTTTAGAAACACAGATGTATAATCAGGGTGTAGGAGGTGACAATATGGCTACAATCGGAAAAAGGATATTAGATCGACGCCGTGAATTGGGGTGGACACAAGAGGATTTGGCAAAGAAAATGGGCTACAAAACAAAGTCCGCTATCAATAAGATAGAAATGGGCATAAACGATGTTACACAATCAAAGGTAAAGAGGTTTTCCGAAGTGCTTAATGTTCCTATTTCTTATTTGATGGGATGGGACGATGAGCCGGAAGAAACCGCCGCAAAACACGCTGAAATCCTGACAAACCCTGAACTGCTGGAACTGTGCGAATTGTATTTGTCACTGGATGCCCGTGACAGGGATGTACTGCGGACGATGGCGGCCACAATGGCGCAAAAAAAAGGAGGGCTGAAAATCAGCCCTCTGGGAAAAACAGCTTTTCAATTAAAGCTGTGATATATCTAATTTGGTACTCGTCCATCATGTCGATGTACCGTAGCAACTTTTCAATCATGCCAAAACCCCCTTTTGAAAGTATTGTGCGGGGACACTGAAATGATACCATGTGGCAAATGTCGAAAACAATAGAAATAAAAGGAAGTGGAACGAAATGATTAAACGAGCCGGATTATTTGAAAGGGTATCCACCGAAGAACAAGCGAAATTTGGCTTTTCAATAAAAACACAGGTGGATGCGCTGGAAGAATACTGCAAAAAGGAGCAAATCAAAATCGTTGACCATTACACAGATGAAGGTGTTTCCGCTGGTAGACCGTATCAGAAACGTCCTGAAATGAAGCGTTTGCTGGAAGATGTTGAAGCGGGTAAAATTGATATTATCCTGTTCACTCGCCTTGATAGATGGTTCCGTAATGTGCCAGAATACTTCAAGGTTCAAGAAATTCTGGACAAAGCCGGGGTTCAATGGAAAGCAATCTGGGAAGATTATGATACAACCAGCGCAAACGGAAGAATGGCAATTACAATCTTTTTAGCAATCGCACAGAACGAACGAGAGAAAACCGCCGAAAGAATAAAGGTCGTGTTTGAGAACAAAGTCAAAAACGGTGAAGCGTGTTTCGGTGGGCCAATTAAGCCGTTCGGCTACATGAAGCAAGAGGATGAAAACGGCGTTGTTCGGCTGGTGAAAGACCCAGACGAACAAGCAATGGTGCAAGATTTTTGGGACACGCTGATAGCAGACCACAACCTGAACAAGGCAATCCGCAAGATGAATGATGTGTATGATGTGCATAAAGACTGGAAAACTTGGAAGCGCATCAGCCAAAACACATTTTACTGCGGACAATACAAAGACAACATTGATTTCTGCGAACCGTATGTTTCGCCGGAGGATTTTCTGAAATACCAAGACAGCCGCCCGGTGAAGCAAACGCCAACGGGAAGGGTATACTACTTTACAGGAATGATGCGCTGCCCTCAATGCGGTAACAAGCTGTGCGGTGATACTTGCATCAAGCCTTATGGCGTTTACAAGCAATACCGATGCCGCATCCGTGGGCGTGGTTGCAGCAATCATACCGTGTACGCTGAGCGGAAAATAGAAAAACAACTGCTTGAAAAGCTTGAAAAGCTGCTTGAAGATGCCATCCAGACAACGGAAGTGGGAGCGGCAAAACCAAAGGCAAAGCCTAAAACAGATATTAAAAAGCTGAAAGAAAAACTTCGCCGTCTGGATGTTGTATATATGGCTGGCAATCTAACAGATAGTGAGTATTTGCAACAGCAAAAGGAACTGAAAGAACGAATCAAGACAGCGGAAAACGAAGCACCGCCGGAACCGCCGAATGTGGAGCCGTTGAAAAATCTATTGGCAACAGACTTCAGAAGCATTTACAAAACACTAACAGAGCAGGAAAAGCAACGCTTCTGGCAGAAACTAATCAAGGGAATTGACATTGGAGAAGATAAAATAATACGAGGGGTTACTTTTTTCTAACCCCCTCTCATCATTAAAAATATGGTAGGTGTAACTGGTATATCTCTGTCGAGATAGTCCTGTTACACCAGATTCACACAGTCCGGAAGCAACAAGGTTTCCGGACTTTTTTATTATAGCAAAGCTGTAACTGAACTGTTCGGAATTTCCGACAGGTTCAACATTAACGGAAAACTGGCACTTCCGTTAATATCTGCTCACTCGTTTGTTATGTTGTTTGCAAATTCGTTCACTTGTTGTTATGTTTGTTCGCTTGTTTGTTATGTTTGCTCTTATGTTTGTTATGTTTCTTGTTTGATTTCTTGTTGTGGCTTGTTGGAAATTTTGAAAAAATATTCTGGAAAGTATTGACAATCTATGCCCCGTGGGGTATAATATAGATACAGTCAAGGGAACGAAACAACAAAGGAGAAAACGAAAATGAACTACACAATCACATCTATGACAAACTTTGGCGGCAATCAGATTATTAGCGTAGATAAAAACGGCAGCAAATATTCGGTAGGCTTCTATGATAAAGAAACACAAAGCTTCACGCACAAGGATTTCAATTCAATCGGTGAAGCTGAAGCGGCATTTATGAAAATGGCAAGTTTCTTCATTCGTGGAATGTATTCCGCAGAACAGCGTGCAAACTTCCTGAAGGAAATGTAAACGAAAAGCCGGGTGGAAACCACACCCGGCACAAAGAAAGGACAGAAAAATGAGATTTTGCAAGCCTGATTGGGAAAATGATGGGAACTGCCATCACCTTGTAGGTACCGAAATCAATGTGTACCAGTGGAATGCCGGGTGCAAAGCAAACTTCCTTCTGACCGCTGGATATAGATACAGCAACCACAAGGAAATTACAATCCCCGGTGCTGGTTCAATCGCAAGGGATACGGCAATCAGGACAGCCATTGAAATGGGTGGTTCTTACAAGGCAAGAGGGTGAACGGAATGACCGAATGCATAAAACATCAAATCGGTGTGGATGTTGAAAAGTACAGAACCGATTTTGCAAAACAGTGGGAGCGTAAAGGCGAAATCATTATTGAGCGCAAAGAAATGCCAAGGACTGATTTTAGAAAATTGGAGTTGTTGGCAAGCGGCAAGCAGTCAAGAATAGGAATGCTCCCCATTGGAGTTTGTGGAACAATGATATTTTGGAAAGGTGGTGAAAAGTAATGGAACGGAGCGAGGGAAAGAGGATTTCCAGAAGCAAATACAGGGCTGGAAGCAGAACAACGATTGAATGGTACAACACCGATGCGGACATCGTGGAATGGCTGAACCAGCAACCGAAAAAACAGGGCTACATCAAAGACTTAATCCGCAAGGATATGGAACAGCATAAATAAAAAATAAGCCCCACAGGACAGCCAGAAACGGCTCCCGTGGGGCTTTTTGTGTAAACTAATATACTTACATCACTACATATCAAAACGCCATACACGGGCGTTTTAGCGGGTCACAATGTTGTATTTGATTCCAAGCTTGTCCAGCAGTGCGGCAACGGTGTTTTTATCGCCCTCGGACATATCCAGCCCGGTTACATCGTAGGTGTGGATGGCGGCTTTTCCGTAGCCGTTCAGCCCCGCTTTCTTGATGATTGCCGGGTAATCCTTATAGGCTTCGTTGCAATCCAGATGCACACCGAAACCGGGAACATTCAGACCGTTGGTGCTGGAATACTGCCACATTCCATAGGGCAGAGAAACCTTGCCGGGGGTGCTACCGTAGGCGGCAACCCAGATATCGTATTTCTTCAGGGCGGCATTGTCCAGCCAGTTGTTCAGCCAGTCACGGGAGCAGTACAAGCCAGAATAATACCCGGCGGCTTCCAGAGCATCGCAGAACGCCTTCACACAAGCGGTTCTTGTGGCTTTGGAAGCGGCTTTGATGCCGGGTTCATATTCCTGATCGAACCACACGGGGAAATCAAACTGCTTGCCATTGATGACTTCCAGACAGGCTTTTGCTTCCTGTTTGGCTTCTGCTTCGTTGGTTGCATAACTGTACCAGTAAGCACCAACGGGCAGACCAACGGATTTTGCGCCTTTATAAAATTCCTCGAACTTTGGGTCTTTCTGGGTTGCAACCTTGCCGAAACCAGCCCGGATGATGACGAACTGGACACCCGCAGCCTTTACCTTGGAAAAATCAACGGTTCCTTGATGCTTGGAAATATCAATTCCCCTCATCATTCCGCATCACGCCCTTTCGGTGCAGTGTAGGTCATCGCCTGTTCGCTGTCAGACACGCCAGCCGTGGTCGGGTCATTGATTGCGTTCCACACGGCAACCGCCGCCGTAAACACCACATAGGGGTTGCTGAGTGCCTTCAGGATGGTGTCACCGACAACCGCCCAACTGGTGAAGTCTGCCCCGGTCAGACCATAATAGGCAAGTACCGGGGTGACGATTGCAAGTGCCACCTGAAACAAAAAAACGGGGTTCTTCAGTCGAACTTTCAGATTCAGCATAGTTTTACCTCTCAATCAAATGCTTCTGCAAGTCTGCTTTTGCCGCTTGCATCTGGTCAATGTTGTTGCCGTCCAAACTATGGTCAAGAAGTGCAAGCAATGCCCGGAGCATCACTTTGTTTTCTTCCTCGCCATTTTTCAGACGATTGTTATCGTGTTCCAGCTTTTCATCATGCCGTTTAACGGTGGATTCAAGCACAGACACCCGGCTGGCAAGGTCTGTGCTTGGCTTTTTCAGCCAGCCGATAAACTTTGCCAGAACCGCAACCGCACCACCAGCGGCAATCAGAAAGCCGAATACGGCAAGCACCCAACTCCACATCTGCGATGGGGTGAAGGAAATTACAGTTTCAGTCATTGTTTTTACGCCTCAGTTTAGTCTATCGGATGTTGTAAGGAGCCAACCGCCAAGGGTGCTAGAGTAACGCCAATGGACAGCCTGCGCTGCGCCACCTTCGATTGAGAGTTTATCAAAGTTCCCAACACGGTTATCTGACGAATCAAAATAAACGATTGACTTGTTGCCGCTTTTGTTTTTGATACTCTGTGCTTTAACCGAAGAAGCGGTTACATCACCAGTAGCAGACACATTACCTGAAGCAGACACATCACCAGCGTTAATAGTTCCTTTATATGCGCCCCACATATCTTGCCCAACGCCAATGCGATTTGAAGTGATATAGCTGTATCTTGCATCACTATCAGTCATCCCTTCGCTTTCCGACACATTGCCGGAAAAAACTTGCAAAATACCGCCGCCGCCGTTGGCGATTGAATACAATCTTGCGGTAAGGTTTTCACCGTAAAGCAATTTAATCGTTGCCGCCCAAGCGTCCAATGTGTTATTTCCGTAGGTGCTGGTAAAATGGTCGCATACAAAATTGATAATCTTTGCATATTCTGCATTTATATACAATTTCCCATCTTGGATATAAAAGCCCTGCACTTCGCCGTTATTGGTCAGCTTGTTAAAAACAGCTTGTTGGTTTAGCGTATAATCGTAAGTTGTAATTTTGCTTGCCGCATCTGCTGAAGCCGTTGAAATTGCATCCGTTTTAGCGGCATTGGCTTTTTCCGATGCGATCTGTTCTACCGTGCTTGTTCCGATTTTTAGACTGCTAAATGTAGCATCAAGCGTTCCAGCATCCAAATCCAGCTTGAACACATTCCCCGTTTTGTCCTGAAGCACCCCGGCTTTTAGAAGGTTTGCGGAAAGGTTGCCAGTCGTGATATAGTCCGCAACGATAGCACCGTCAGCCGTCATTGCAAGACCAAACTGCCCATTGTACCCAGTGGAAGAATAGCCAAGACCAGACTTGTTCCATCTCCAAACCTTTGTTGCGGTGTCGATGTTGTTAGTGTCCATGATGAGAATTTCGTCTGGTTCTCCGTTCCCGTCACTGTCATGGAGTATAACATAGCCGCCAAGGTTTCCGCTGATTTGCTTTGTTGCGGACTTTACCGCCTTTTCCATCGTGGTGACGGTCACGGCGTTGGAAATTTTATTGCTCTGGGTTGCCAGCGTTGTTGCAAGGGTGGTTTTAGCATCGCCAAGTTCAATGCTGTCGTAGCGTTCCAGAAGCACATCATAAACCGTTTTGATACATTTGGCGGTTGCAGAAACGCCCAACTTTTCAAACTCAACATTGACGGTATCGCACAAGTCAACACGTTCCAGCAAGGCTTTTCCCTTGTATTCCTCGGTTTGTTCCAACTGTACAAACGATACTTTCAGGCTGACTTTCGGCACACCGATTTTGTTTGTGGTCATGTAGTTGGTAGCCTTTGATCTCAACTGCTCCACGGTTGGCTTGCTCTGCCACTCTTGCGACAGGTCAAGTGTCATGATTTTGACAAAATCAAATGTTCCTTCGGCGTTCAGCACCTTTTCCGGCAACTGAACCAGCGTGGTTCCTTCTGTGTCTGCCCAGTACGGGTAAACACCTGTGTAAACATCGGCGCAGTTTTCGTCCTGTTCCAGACTTGTCAGGTTTTTTCCGTATCGGATGGAAACACCACGGTTTTCCCCTCGGTTCTGGCGTAGTTTTACGGTGTAGTTATCCCACTCATATTCCCCGCCGCCGTAGGTGTCCAGAACGGAACCTTCCACACCACCAAGCAACGCCCGGACAGATGCAGGGGTTTTGACTGTCATTGTCGCAACGGTTTCTTTATCTGTCCAGAAGGTGAACGGATTTGTCACCGCTGAATTGGTTTTCAGTGCAGTCAGAGCATCCGCAACGCTACTCGCCGTAAACGGCGCAACAGGGATGCCGGACAGGTCATAGCTGATATGGTATGCGTAGATAGTCACAACGCCATTCAGCGGCTTTGTGATACGGTTCACCCGGAAATGCTGGATGTCCCGTGTGGGGTTGGGCTTTGCCGCAATAACGCCCATCAACCGGATTTCGGAATAGTGATTTCCGCTGATCGGATAGGACATTTGCAGTTCAAATGCACCGTTTCTTTCCTCGGTGACTTTGCAAGAAATGGCATCTGTCAGAGGATATTTCTGATTTGTGCCATTCTCGACTTTATACAAAACAGGTTTCATACTGTCCACCACCTCGGCGTGATTTCAACCTTTGACGCATTGCCAACCCATCCAACCGTGTTTTCACCGGGTTCTAACGCTGGAACGGTTGCCATTGTCATGGTGTTGTTTTTGTTGGTTGTACCCTTGTAGGCATCCTGAAGGTCACAATCAAGCTCCACCCACCCGTCAACGGGGTTAAACCTCACGCTGTTTTGACCAGCGGACAGGGTGATTTCCCCGGAACCATACACCCGGATAATGGGGCTTGACTGGTACAAGGTTTGATTGATGATTTTAGAGCCAGACACCGTGATAGTGTGGATTCTCTCGCCGTCGCAAAGGAACCGCTGCGGCTTGCAATCAAATTCGATTTCAAAGGTTCCAGCCCGATCAACGATGCTTTCCACGGTGATTCCTTTTGCCACCCGTGCAATGCGGTAATGCTCCGGGTAGTAGGTGTTTTCAAGACGGGAATACGCTGCACCGTTGGACAGCAACCACGCACAAAGGCGTTCTGCCGCTTCTCGGAAGGTTTCACCCTTCCGCGGTAGCAGATTGCATTTGTATTTCAGCGTGACATTCTTCCAGCGGTGATTGTCGATGATTAAAGCACCGTTTCTGCCCGGCACTTCAACCGCCGTCACATCCCGTTCCGGGGTCACATGGTCAGGCTTTGTCGCCATGATAATGCCATAGTCAAGGCTTGATTCACCGCAAAACCAAAATTGATTTATCATGCAAATACAGCCCCTTTCCGTTTAGTTGCGGCTTCGATTTCGTCAGAAATTCGTTCAGCCAGTTCCTGAATATCCTCAGTGCGCTGGTTTATAAAGCTATCAATCCGCAATGTCAGATTGATGGTTCCGTTGTTCTTTTCGTCCAGCTTTTTATCAAGATGGTCATAAAAGCCTTGCAACGGCAAAATAGCTTCATTCCCGGCTTCACCACCAACTTTCGCAGCCCCTGTCATTGGGTTGTAGTCGAAAAGTGTCGGCTGTGTCATAATGCCGCCATTTGCATACCAGTCAACAGACAGATGCGGAACTGAAGGCGGCTTCAAGCTAAATTCACCAGAAATGCTAAAGTGTGGCATCTTGATATGTGGGAATTTCAATTCACCGCTAAAAAGACCTTTAATTGCATTCATGGCGTTGCTCACAGCATCTTTTGCAGCGTTCATCTTGTCGGAAAATGCTTGCTTGATACTGTTCATCTTGTCTTGAACCTTGCTTACCATTTCGCCAAGTTTTCCACCGGTCAATGCGTTTATGGCATCATATCCAACAGAATAATATTGTTTCACAGCGGACATTGTAGCCGCCGCAATACCCTTGATACCGCCACCGTTCTGTTCGTAGGCACTCTTGATATTATCAAGTTTTCCTTTCACATAGCTGTTGGCTTGGCTCATCTTGTCGGACATGGTTTGCTTTACATTCTGCCAAGTTTCTGATGTTTTCGCCTTGATGCTGTTCCACTTCTCGGACATGGCGTTTTTTAGTTCGCCGCACTTTTCCTTTATGGTATCCCAGTTTTTATAAAGCAGTACGCCGATAGCAATTACAACGGCAACGGCGGCGGCAATGGCAGCCATCGGAGCAATAGCAGCCCATTCAGCAGCCACAAGTGCGCCAAGCGTTGCCGTTTCTGTAAGGTTCATTGCAATCTTTGCCGCCTGAATTGCCTTGCTTACAGCCTGAATTGTGTTGTATACGCCCATTGCGGCATTAAACGCCACAATCCCACCGACAATACCGGCAATCAGCGGGGAAAACCGTTCCAAAGTAGAAGCGATTCCCGCAAAGTCAATGCTGTGCAGCACATTTTTGACAGATTGCAGTTTTTCGTCAAACTCAGGCATCTTTTCGGTAATCTTGCGGATAACCTCTGCCACCTTATCAATGGCGGCTTTGATATCGTCACTGAAGCACTCAAAGAAAGCAATCTGTGCGCCCTCAAATGCGGACTGCATACCCTTAACGGCACCGGCAACATTGTCATTCATCGTTGCCGCCATATCGTCAGCGGTTCCGCTGGATTTCCGCAGTTCCGCTTCATACCCGGCGATTTGGTCAACGCCCTCATTCAGTATCAAATTCATTCCCTTGATACTGTCGGCGGTGAAAGTGCTTGCCAGTGCGGATGCTCTCTGGGCATCGCCCATGCCGTTTGTTGCGGATTCGACATCCTTCATAATATCGGTCATATCCCGGAAATTGCCGTTTGCATCGGTTACACTAACGCTTGTGTTGCCGATGGTGATTGCGCCATCTTTCATTTTGCTGGTAATATCACGCATAACGGCGGTTAATGCAGTACCCGCTTCGCTGCCCTTCAAGCCCTGATTTGCCATAGCTTCCAGCATAGATGTGACTGTTTCCACATCCTGACCGGCTGCGTTCATATTCGCCGCACAGTTGCGGAACGCTTCGCCAAGCTGTTCTGTGGTGGTGTTGCTGTGACTTTGAGCATAGGCAAGCATATCCGCAAAATAGGCTGACTGGCTGGCTTCCATTCCAAATGCGCTCATATAGTCGGTGACCATATCGGATGCAGCAGCTAAATCCATACCAGATGCAGCAGCCAACGAAAGAACGCCGCCCAGTGCGTTTGTTGATGTTTCTGCATCCCATCCAGCAAGTGACATATACTTCAGGGCTTCGGCGGCTTCTGTTGCGCTGAATTGTGTTGTACTGCCCATCTTCTTTGCGGTATCGCTCAGTAGCTTTAACTGGTCATCTGATGCGCCTGAAATAGCGGCAACTTCAGACATTGCCGCCTGAAATTCCGTGCCAGTTTTAACGCTGGTAACAGCAAATGCGCCCATAGCTGCGCCACTCGCAACCATAGCGGTTTTTACTGCCTTACCTACTTTTTCGGATGCCTTACCAATAGCCGTTCCGGACAAATCGCCCTTTTTCGTGATGTTGTCAATATCTTTCCCGGCTTGGTCTGCGCCTTCAATCACAAATTTGCCGACTAACTTAAATAAATCCATTATTCTTCACCTTCTTCCAAATGGAAGTTGTTGATAATGTTCAAGGATTTTGCCACGGTTTCATCAATTTTGCGCTCGTCCATTTCTCGCAGTTCTTTTGTGGTTTGCAATTCAGATTTGAAATCGTTGTATGTTTTATCCCATACACGATGCAGGAAGAAATCCCATTGTACTTTTTCAGCTTTATCGTCTGCCGCTTTCTTTACAAAGAAGTCGATAAACTCACAAAAACGCCCTGTTTTGATGTAGCCGTCTAACAAAAAAGAAGGACACGGGTACCGTGTGGCAACCGTGTCCATAAATGTTAGTTCACCAAGTCGGCAAATTCCAACGCTTCCGTAAAAAAATCGTTGAATCCGTCCATCTTAAAAAACGCTTTAATCATCCGCATAAATTCAGCCGGGGACATTGCCTTCAGGTCAGGGATAGAAACGCCGCTGACACTAGACAATAGACCGTAAATTTCAGTTTTGCAAGCAGTAATGTTTCTGCACACGATAACTGCTGCGTGTGTCATTACGCCAACGGATGCAAGCTGATATGCGTTTTCCCCGGTTTCCTCACCAACGATTTTAAGCACACGCTCTTTCATTCCGTCTGCGCTCAAAATATCAACAAACTGGTCAACGCCAATTTTGCCGATGATTGCGCACATCGGGAAAATATCTTCACTGTTCAGCGAACGAAAATTGTATTCTGTTGCCATCTTGGTTCATCCTTTCAGCCACCGCCTGATTAGGTGGCGGGATAATAAATTTTAACGGGCAGAGTGTCCAAATCACCGCTGTTGCTTGCATAGGCTTCCATAGTCACCTTGATAACAGCCTGATCTTTGTTCTTGCCTTCCAGTTCCAGCCCGGAAGTGCAAAGGGCATTTTCAAAGATAACGATAATCTGCTTGGAGCCGTCAGCAGTAGTGCCGACAAAACCAAAGTTTTCAATGTAATCACCTTCCGCAATGCTTGCCTTGTCAACCAGCAGACCGTATCCGCTGGGTGCATTGCTGGTATCCTCTGCGAACAAAGATGCAGCTTTCAGGATTTCCTTGGAAACCTCTGCAAAATTGGCTTCCAGAGTGGCAGTGCCACCAACCTTAACAGTGGAACCCTTAACCTTTACCAGCATACCATCAATGTCCAAATCCTTAAATTCGCCCTTGATGGTCAGCTTATTGCCGCCACTGGTTGCGCCGATGATAGTACCGGGAACCAGAGTGCCACCCTCAAACTTGATACCCTTGTGGATAGTACCAGCACCCAGAAGGATGTTGCCGGGGGTGGAAGTGGTTACACCGTGCTTACCAATAGAACTCATGTTAAATCACTCCATTCTTTGACATTCAAATTGATTTGAATGCGTTTCAGTTCAGCTTCACCGGTCTGCACCGTGAAACTGTTTTCATAAAAAACAGCCACCGCCGAACCGTCAGTGGTTCGCCCACGCAAACCACCAACAGCCGGGAAATGGCTTTCGATTTTAGCTTTCATCTGTTCCAATTCCAGCCACGAACCACGGGTGAAGCCGTTCAGGATGAAGCTATATTCTTTGTATCCATCTTCATTGATGGTTGCCGTTTCGGTATACTCACCAACGAAATACGGATACTGGACAGCACCAGTCCAGCGCATAAAATCATACCGTACATTGATGCTGTCCAATTCGTTTGCGATAAATGCCAGCATTATTTCATCCCTTCCGCAAAAGCATCTTGAATGTGCTTTATCATCTTTGCTTTAAGGCTGGTAAACGCATTCCACATTGCACGGCTTGGGGCTTTACCGTGTGTGCGGTAGAAATTGCCGTCAGAGCCTCTGTAAACCCAACCGCCTTTTCTTCCGTTGCCTTCAAGCGCATACTCACCGGTTCCCAGTTCTTCCCAGATTGCGTTTTCGTAGTCACTGCCAACAATAGCGGTGTACTCGCTTATCATAGAGCCACCAGTTACAGCGTGTTGAAAGCTATTTTTGGTATGCCCGGTATCAACACGGCTATTGCGCTTCGTCTGCGCTTCAAGTTTCCCGGCCACTTCTTCCAGTGCCTTAAAAGCAATGGAAGAAATAGCGTTTTTCACTTGCACGCTGTTATCCTCAAATTTGATTTCAGCCATTGGAAGCCACCGCCCCGATGTACTTCAAAAAAATTTCAAGGTGTTTGTGCAAATTCATGGGGTCGTCAACCAACAAAACATCATAGCTTTCGCCGTTCACGATCAGCCGTTTGTCATCAACCTTTTTCGGCAGCGGCACATAATCGCACACGAAAACATGGGTGCTTTCAATGATTTTCGCATTGTTGGCGTAGCTTGCGCCGTTGGTGTTGGAATTGGACAAATCAAGCCAGCCCCAAAGGGTTGCATAATCAAACCAACCATGCACACGCTCACCGATGGCGTTTCGGGTGACAGCAGATGCCATTTGCTGCAATGTTGCAGCGGTGTTTCCACCAACAGCCATTTTCAGCACCTTGCCTTTCGGTACAGCTTCAAACCGTTCAAAATTCCCACGGGATAGCCCATGTAAAGCGTTGCGCTGTCCTCATAGGTCACGGAATGGCGGGAAATCGTTTCCGACTTAATACCCACCTTATCGCCCATGCTCTGCTGCCATTTGTACAAATCAACGGCACACTGCACCACATCCGCAGGGTAGCTTATTTTGGTCACCAGATTGCCAGACACGGCAAACAGTTCCCGGTCAACGGTAACGGCATCAGCCGAAACCGTGGCAATTGTGTACAAGCCATCATTTACCCCGGTTTCGCTGATTTCCACGGTGTCACCAGCCATCATATAGGCTGGAACACCTTGCACCGTATAACCCGCAGAAATGCCCCAGAAACGGGCTTCCCGCACTTGAAACTTGTTATTCGTGTAGGCTCGGATGACCGCTTCAATTGCCGCCAAACGGGCTGTGATGGCATCATCTGTGGCGTTGCCACAATCAACCCGCTTTTTCAGTTCGGTTACAGAAATAATCATCCGGGTTCACCCCTCAATTAGCCCTTAAACTTAGCCAGCACAACCTTGGCATCGTTGGTCAGTGCGACACCGTAGTAACGGTATGCGGCGATCTCGTGGCGGTCGTAATCCTGATTGTAGAAGGTAGTAACAGTGGTATCCTTCTTCAAGAAAATCTGGATTGCGGGCAGCTCATCCTCGGTATACTCGGTGTCTGCGCTGTCAGGCTCCATCTTGATGATGGGGCAGAGGTAGTACTGATTTGAGGAAGAAACGGCGTCGACCTTATCGCCAACCTTCAAGACGGCGGCACAAACGGGCTGAACAGTGGACAGCTTCTTTGCGGTGCTGCTCTCGGTGCCGCTCTCGGCAATGATGGTGATGGAACCGCCAGCAGCGGCTTCGTACTCAATGTGCTTTACCTTCTTGGACTTCTTGACCCAGCAGCCAGCAATCTTACCGATTGCGCCGTTGACGGCCACACCGGCGGTGAACTTGTCGGCACTCAGGAAGTCAGCATCTTTCAGCAGGGAAGTTTCCTGCTTGGGGTGAATGAACATGACCTTTTCGATACCGTCCTCTTCGTCCTCAAACTTGGTGACAGCATCAACCACGCCGTCATAGTCGATTGCAACGAGGGTTGCGGGAGCAACAACAACGCTTGCGGTGTAGGCGGCATCCAAAACATCGGAATCGACCTTGCCAGCAATGGACTTTGCCAACTGGGTTTCAGCCTGACCAACGGGGTTGCCCAAACCACTGTTGATTGCTTCGGTGGTCACGGTCACGCCCTTTGCGGCCTTGCCGATGGTAAATGTTGCGGCAGAAGTGGTCATCTGGGTATAGTCAATCTGGCTGTTTTCGCCCAGACTGGCGGCATCGCCAATATACGCCCACTTGGGAACGGTCAGGGTATTGCCGGGAATGCCCATAAGTTCGGTGTTCACCTTGGCATAAGGGGTAAGCTTCAACTGGGCTTCAATCTTGGCGGTAATCATATCCGCCATAACTTGGGGATTAATCATCTGGCTCATAGTAGTAACTGCCATAGTAGTTTACCTTCTTTCTTTTAACTGTTGTTCATAATCGTGTTGTATGCTTCGGGGTTTTCGTTGGCAAATGCAGCCCGTTCCGCATACGGCTTGCGCAGAAATTCCGCTTTGGTCATACCGCCGCCGCCGTCCTTCTGATTGGGCAGCCGCTGAACCTGAATTTCACGCTTATCATTTGCACTCTCAAACTGCTGCGGGAACTGCGTTTTCAGTCCGGCAAGCATATCGTCAATGCCTTTGATTTTGCCGCTTTCATCAAGCGAAATTTCGCCCTTCTCACGCAGCTTGAACGCCATATAGTCAACATCGGTGGCTTTCGCACCCAGCAGCGCAACCTTAACGGCGGCATCAATCTGGGTCTTCTTCAACTGGTCATTCAACTGCTGAATCTGGCTTTCATAGCTTGTGATTTTGCCCTGTAAGGCTTCACTGTCCTTGGTGCCAGCTTTCAGCGTGGCGATAAGGTCGGTGCTTTCCTTATGCTGGGCAGTCAGGTTTTCGTGGTCTGTTTTCAGCTTGGAATAGCGGATGTCCAGATTTTCCTCGCCAGCGGTGAAAACCTTGTTTTCCTTCATTGCCGTGGTGATTGCGGTAATCTGCTCATCGGTCAGATTCTGGGCTTTCAAAATTTCTGCAAGTGTCATATTCGTACATCCTTTCTACGCTTTTAACGGGGTTGCGTCCCGATTGTGGATAGCACTTTAACGCCGTGCCGTTGGCGTGGGGCTGACGGTGGGACTTGAACCCACAACCTACTGATTACAAATCAGTTGCAAAGCCGCTTTGCTTCGCCAGCAAATAAAAAACACCGCCCGGAACCGTCTGCATTCGCATAGCTGTGGACTTTTAACCACCGCAGTTCCGCTTGGTGTTTGATGCCGGTTTGCGGATTTGAACCGCTGCTGACCCATTACCGGCATATAAAAAGCATCACACCTTTTCCGGTGTGGTGCTTTGTTTTTAATTCCTATTGCTGTTTTTAATTCCTATCACTGAAAAAGTCTGCCCAGTACGGGTTTTCTTTATCAAAGATTTGCTTTTGCTCAGGTGTCAGCTTGTGCGGGTAGTCTGCAAACATATTGAAAAATGTTTTCTTGTCAAATGTGAAAACAAATTCGCCTTTTGTTTCTTCTGCGTTATCAACCCACCAAATAACATCGGTCGGGCTATTTTTGACCAACTTATTTAATTGTGCCATTTGTACCCTTCCTTTGCTCGTTTTCCGCTGTGTTGATATATCCCAATAAAGACTTGAAATCATCCGTATTGAAATTGCTATCGGTTATGTTCATCATAAAGTCAAAGCGTTCTCCGTGACCGCTAGATGAAGAACAGCGGAACCTATTTGCCAATGTGTATCGTGGATTTCCGTTGAAATTCGTCCAGCCGCTTTTTGTTGCTGATTGCAGTTCCAAGTATTGAAGAACTCCATCATCGTTTTTTCGAACGATTGAAGCGTGACAGCCAACGCACAAATAATATTCTTTTCCAATTTCACATTGCTTCAAAAAATTGTTTGCAAGTGTGCAAGATGATTTTCCATCAACATCACCATATCGCAACGCTTTTACACCGTCTGCGAGAGATAGCGTAAACAGGTTCATAGGACTAGAAAAGAAGTGTCTGCTTTCACCATCACGGAAGTCAAGAACATTCCAGCCTAGCTTTTGCCCTATATAAGACAGAGCAACGGAAGCGCAGGAACCTCTTGTTCTGTCACCGCCTGAAAGTACTGCAATAATTTCATTGTCGGAAAGAGCCTGTTTGTGATTTTCAACAGGGTTGTAAACTAGGTTGTAATTTTTATTCAGCACTTCCAAATTATCAAGCAGTTTCTTGTAATGTTCCTCGCTTGATTTTATAGGCTTTGTAAGCACATCTTTTACTGCTATTGTACCACCGTTTTCAGAATTTTCAACAGCTTTCAGATACTTCTTTTTGAAATCATCGAAAGACTGTTCTTTAATCTTTCGCAGTTCGTCCGGGTCATCTGCCCACAATTCATGCTTTGCCGCACGGTCTTTCAGGGTTTGCAATTCGTCTTTATCCAATTCCCACCTTGCCCGTTGGAGCAAAGCACAGCGGCAATGGATGACTTCTTTTGCACCGCCGTCAGGGTCACCGGGGAAACTCAAGCCGTTTGAAAAATCCTCGTCAAGTTCCCGAATTTGCCCGTCAACGGCACGATGGCTTTCACGGGTGCGCTTGTCCAGCGTGGCATCCCACTGTTTTACCACATCTGCGCCCTTGGCCTTTGCATCCGTCATGGCATCCATTGTGGCGGTGCATTGTATTCTATGCCCTTCTGTGCGTGCAATGCGTAATGCGTTGTTATAGCCAATTTGCGCCGTGTTATTCAGCCTTTCTCCGCACTTGGCATAACTTATACCAGTAACCATTGAACGGCTTATTTCAGCCGTTATTCGCCGCTTTAGCGTGGCAATGTCTTTACCCATGTGGGTGTAAAGGCCTTCTGAAATCTTGCTGTCAAGCTGCACAGCATGGACGATTTTCTGCTGGTTCATCGGAATGGTCAGCGGGATGCCTTGCCCATGCAAATCGTACATAGCACCCAGAAAACCATCATCATAGCAACCTTCCAGATAGTCGGACACTTTCAAATACTGGTTTGTATTCATGTTGTCCAGAATATCGGAAACCTGTTTTTTCAGTGCTTCTTGATAGCTTTTCTGGTACACCTTGGACCGCCGCATGGATTCCAGAATAGCCCGTTGTGGGTCATCCTTATCCAGTTCTTCAATGGCATCCGTCAGCTGCTGAATGGCGGCGTAATGCCCTTGAATGGCTTTGTTGATATCCTTCACAGCGTTGCCGTAAACGGTATGCAGTTTCTTGATGATAGCCGCTTCATCATTCAGGAATGCTTGCTGGACTATCTTCTGTCTGCTATTCAAAGGTCATCACCACCTTATTCACAATAGGCGGCTTCCAGTGCCGACAGTCATGTGCTTCTTCACATCGTCCAAATCGGTAATAGCTGATTCGTCTGTGTGCTTACACGCCACCATGACATAACAATCATACGGAATCACCAGATGTGTAATGTTCACATCGCTCAGTGCGATAAAATCATCTAGACTGGATGAGGAATAATACATCGCATATCCAACATATCCACCAGACCAGTCCACCACCGTTCCGGCTTCACAGAAGAACGGCTGTGTAGAGCGTGCCCGTGCTGGTGAATCGTATTTCTGACCATTCGCTCCCAGCACACCACCATATTCTACCTCAAAGGATATCAGTTCAGCCTTAACAGATTTGAATAATTCGTTCAGAAAGTCCATCCACAGCCAGTTCTCGACCGTTATACCAGCCTTCTGTGCGATACCAGACATAATGCCCGCCACTGTCCTATTCTGATGTGCCACACCGTAGTAGTCAGCCAGTTCGTACAGCTTACCAAATAGAGAGCGATGTTCGCTTTGGATGCCCAGCTTTTCAAAAATAGCATCAAACAACTGTCCAGCCGTCATTTTACCCTCCAATTCTGCAACAAGCACCGCAAGTTCACGGCGCTCATCGCTTGTATCAATCCCTAGCTGTTCCAGCCGGGTAAGCGCTCTGTCGGCTAATTCAATCAACCTCTGCATAAGGCTCACCCGCAATCTCGGTATATTCCTCTGCGGTAATCCACTTACCAACAGCGTTGTGTACCCGCTGTTTGCTCCACTTGCCGCTATCGTAGTAGCCCTTTACCAGTTC